GTAAAAAGCATTATGATGCTGCTGATATAAGTATCGTCGGAATGCTTCATTCCTTGGATTATGCTGTCGTTAACAAAAGCGAATTAGACCTACTTAAAAACTGGTCGGATATCGTTAAATCTGTAGATATCTTCATTTCAAAACCAATATATACGTATAACCAAAATGGAGAGTGCGATAAATTCTATAACTATGATGAGTACGGAGAAGACATTTGGGGGTACAGCATCTGCAAACATGTCAATCAAACGGCATCCGAGATGATATACCCCTTGCGTTATCAAATGAAATCGATGGGACTTCTCTATCAAATGACATATGACAAAGACCATCCGTTTAATCGTAGAGGAGGAATATTAGGGTTACCTCGCAAAGATACCGCAGCCGTAAAAGAGGAAATTCGAAACTGTTCACAATTCTATCTCCTCAAAAGTATAAAAATTGAAGATCTTAATACAATACGCACCAAGGTTGATATAGAGGAAGATTACCTACAATCACTCGTCACCCGTGAAGCAATGACAGACGATTACGATAGTCACGACAAGCTAATAGCAAAATATGCCTTTAGCTACAATGCACGCATAAATATTACCAACATTAAGAAGAGACTCTTCCAGGGATTTAATGCAGCATCCTTACTCACATTCACGGATGGATTTATGGAACTTGATTTTACTGGTAAAGCTAATCCGAAATTTGACCGTAAGTTCGATATGTGCGTATATATTTATATCAAACAAGATGGAAAAGATATCATTGTAAAAGGAGATGCGGGCACATTTGGATATGATAGCAGACGCCTATTTCTGTATTACCCCAATAAGAATGCCTATAAAGCAGTATTTAAATTCCCTAATAATGAAAATGTACCACTCATGGTATCTCTTGAACCACATGCCCTACTCAATGGAGCATTTTATTTCGATGGTTGGGGACGAGGGAATGCAACGATTGAATTCCCTCATGAGTCAAGTGATGAACAGCGAACAATTGATATACCAAATAAAATATACACCTCTGAAATCAACAATCCGTTCTATTATCCACTAAGAGGTATTAATACTGTTGGAACAGGCAACATCATAGGTATTTGCTCTGCCGTAAAGGCTCTAAGCGAAGGACAGTTCGGACAGTTCCCGCTCTACGCATTTACCACAGAGGGTGTTTGGGCGTTAGAGGTATCAAATACAGGAACTTATACGGCTCGCCAACCCATCACGCGCGATGTCTGTACCAATGCAAAATCACTCACTCAGATTGATTCTGCTGTCCTTTTCGCTACCGAAAGAGGTATCATGTTGCTGCAAGGCTCACAAACCATGTGTATTTCGGACGTGTTGAACGGGAGCAACGCAATGCCTGTCACAGCATTGCCCAAAATAGAGAAAATACTAAGTTTTGCCGAATTGCCACAAGATACACTGACCATTCATCCTTTCATGCAGTTTATCAAAGACTGTCGGATGATTTACGACTATGAGCATCAGCGCATCATCGTGTATAACACGGATAAGCAACTCAAATGCAACTATGCTTATATCTTCTCGTTGAAATCGAAACAATGGGGAATGATGCAATCCGACATCGCAGACCACATCAACTCCTATCCGGAAGCCCTGGCGGTATTGAACGATGGAAGCCTCGTCAATTTCTCCGATGAAACAGACGCGACATACAAGAATATTCTTATATCACGCCCTCTCAAATTAGATGCCAACGAGATTCATAAATCAATAGACACCGTCATACAGCGTGGTACATTCCGTAAAGGACACGTACAATCTATACTCTATGCGTCAAATGATTTGTTGAATTGGGTGCCGGTATGGTCTTCCGTAGATCATTACCTGCGTGGATTCAGAGGAACACCCTATAAGTATTTCCGAATGGTACTGCGCTCCCATCTATCCAAAGACGAAGGTATTACGGGTTGTACGGTGCAATTTACACCGCGGCTCAACAACCAGCCACGATAAACATTCATATCGTTTTGTTAGGTAAGTTGATTCTTTTTCAGGAAAGAGCCGGGCTGCGTGATGTAGCTCGGCTCTTGTTTCTATTTAAAAGGGTTTCAGCTTTCGCCTCACCCGGTCTGTCCTGGAGACAAGCGATGTTCGAATCTTCGTCCGCAGGTTCTCCACTTTTTCTCCCCAATGTGCTGCACTTGATGGCAGTGTGATACTTAGCCAATCTGCCAATACACTACATACTAAAAATTCATGAATGAGATGTTCCAATAACTTGACCGTTGTCATCGAAAATGTCGCCGGTAAAGAAAGGACTATCTTGTACTCTTTATTCTCTTGCAACACATCGTGAAGAATTTCGCCTGCATAGGAGATTTCCTCCTTAGCATAAGGATACAACAACTCAACGCATTCCGAATGGGAGAGATTCAATATGCGGGTAACACGGTCCACATTCCCATCTTGCACAATATCGAACACCTGGTGCCGGGCATGTTCTTGATCCTGCGGAAGGATATCTCCCTCTACGAAAGAATAGTTGCTCAAATCATATAGTAACTCCGCGCGCTTGAAAGTCAGCGTTACAGATTTCTTCTTGTTCTGCGCTGCATACTGTTCACAACAATGTCCCATACAGAAAGAGTTTTAATAGGTCGGACGCTTGGGGCGGCTGCGCTTGTACAGCGCCCGTTTTACGGTATCCAAACTCACAGCAGAATGCTTGGCATACAGCTCGGCATCTTCCTTATTGGTAATTGCAAACCAATCGGCAAGCGCCGAGGCTACCAAATAAGAATGAATACCATTGCCCAAACTATCGGCTGATGCGTTGTTGTAATTGGATGGGAGCTTGAATTCTAAAACCAGCTGCCCACTGTTTTCAATCTCTGCCTGCATCCGGTTGTTGCTTGTACTCCGATCTTCATACAGATACTCCCCTAATTGGCTCTTAAGGGAAGAAAAGGAGTTTGCAAGTGAACGACGTATCTGATAACTATTCTCTTCGTCATCGCTGGCCTGCATATTTGATGCTGCCTGATACGATTTACCATCTGCTTCCCTTGCCTGCCCGGTCAGATAGGCTTTATTCTGAATGTCATAGATAAGCTCTTTTACCTCCTCTGTAATGGTAAGTTTTTTTTTATTCTCTGCCATATCACATATTTTTAATATTGTTATTCGTAGGTTGGACGTACGGGCTTCTTCTTATAAAAAGCCTTATGCAACACATCTTCCATGGATGATGCCGCCGAGGTTGCATAGCCGACGGCCTCTTCCTTATTGGTAAAGGTGTACCATTTCCCGGTAATGTTCATCACAAAAAAGCTGAACAGACTACGCTGCATGCTTTCTGTCAGGCTATCATCAAAGGAACTTGATAAAGCAAGCTCTAAGGTGTAGACACCATTCAACTCACTTTCTGTGTTAAGCACTTTCTTTAAGCTGTCTGCAATCGTATTCTTGCTCTCATTCCAAAAACGCTCAAGCATTTCTTTGTCCTCATCGGTTGTGAAAATACGGTCGTATGCATCGGCATCGCCTTTCATCTTCGCACCCGCATAGGAGGTAGTCTTGGCAACCTCCACATAGACATCGTTCTTATTGATTTTGAAAACAACTCTTTTCATGTCACCACCTAAGTATATTATACTGCATTCCTAAACCGATATAAGGACGAGGGTTACCATGGACGACACCGTATCCTACTTGTATTCCTATTCCCCAGCATTTCTTTTTCTCTTTTATATAATGATTGATTACCTGGGTCTTTTGATATACAAAGATACTGTCAAGCCTTGGCTCATACCCACTCACCCATGCTTTGTAGGAGACATCCTCATACACCTTTTGTGTAATGGGAATAACGACATCCATGCTGTCATTACCACTTTGCTGTGCATAATCGACTGGCGAATGATGGTTTAGGCTACATAGACTCGGGGGCATTTGCGCTATCTCCTGCAAGGAATCAGGCGTATCAGCCTTTCCTTTTCTCACAGGAAGCCGTCGTGTCTCATAGCGCAATACAATACTGTCCTTGGGAATAGGTAGATAAAAAGGTATCGTATCTACATAGGTGATAGTGTCTGACACTCCGCAAGGATAGAGCGACAATGGCCTAAAGTGAGATAATAGGAGATACCCTATCCCCAATATCCCACTTATCAGCAGCACGATGGAAAATGTTTGCTTCGTCTTCATCTATCTTAAATCTGAATATTCGGCCTTCGCATCAAAACATGGGCAAAATTTTATATACTCATTGGGAGTAATCTTCCCATCATTATTTTTGTCGGGAGAGAAATCTCTGTGACCCTGAATGATAGCTTTAGGGTATTTCCCATGCAGCATCTTCAACAAGGAACGCAAAGAACTCTTCTGCTCTTCCGTACGATTATCTACGGGTTTCCCCAATCGGTCGATACCACCGATATAGGCAACATTCACTGTGACGGAGTTATAGCCTTTTACGCCATTGCTCACCTCGCCCTCGGGCAGCAGTTGTGTAATCTTCCCATCAGCCGATACCACATAATGATAACCTGGATTCACCCAACCTTTTCTTTTGAACTCTTGGCGCAATCCGTCAATTGTCATTGCTTGATTGCTTGCGGTGCAGTGGACCGCAATAAACTTGATTGTTCTCATTTCTTGTTTGTATTAAGATAATTACTAATGTCCTTTATCGCTTTCTTGGCGTCACGGTCGGAAGCCGCACTGATAACTACCCGGATAAGTTCTTGCATTTCCACGACACTACTCTTGCGTTCCTTGGCATGTTCAAAGAGTGATTTTAGCTCCACGCCGACAAGACCGACAGAGAAGAGTGCCGACAAAACGGGGATAGGCATGTGCCCTAAAAGTGTACAGATGACAAATATTACCGAATCGATTACAAATGCAATGAGCAGGAATCGCCAATACTCTGTAAATTTATCAACGGTATCACGTATCTTGTCTGAAAAGACGGGCTTCCCTATTTTTTTTTGCGTGTAAACTCTATCCCATAGATCTACGAGTATAGCGCAGATAACTAAGAACCATAACCCCACAGAAAGAAGTAATTGCATACAGATATTGTGGATGATCTGTGGACTGATTAATATAATTTCCATCGCAACCCTCCTTTATTTGATGTACAAAATAAATACCCGTAGCGCATAGCCTACAATGGAGCCTACGGCCGTCAGGGCGAAGTCTGCCCAATCCCACGCACCACCCCATTGTTTGTCTTTCCACTCCAGCGCACCGGCAATACCAATACCGGCATATAGGGCACAAAACAAACTGTTCGCGCCGGCGCCAACCAATATGCCTCCGACCAAATGATTAAGTCGGTTGCTCTGCTTTAACCAATTCCATACTTTCTTCATTCGCTTATTTTTTATTGTTTATTGTTTTTACAAAGATACTTTCAGTATGCGCTTTATAACGTTTATCTTTTATATCACCTAACCAACGAGCTGCAGCGTCTCTTTCCCGTAAGCATATATCCGCCTTGCCTCCGCCTTGCAATTCGTGCGGTAGGCTTGGAAGTCTTCAAATTCTTTCCTGTGCTTCTCGGTAACATCAGCTGCCAAGAAATTGCAGATAAGGCTCTCTACATGCGATTGTGAGTACTGCAACCGTATCAGTCTATCTACTATCATGGCGTAGCTCCATTCACCCGGAGGCAGCTCAATCGATTCATATTCGTAGCCATCATCTGTCTTTACGACAAACGCGCAGATAATTGCTGCCGGCATGCCGTATTGCCGTACCATCACTACAGGTGCCGGCTGTACTGTTTCTTTGCATTTCATATCTTTATTGCTTAAAATTGACATACAGGGATGACTTGGATAAACCAGCCGTTCCACACATTATAATTAATATTTATGCTCACGACATCCGTATTTTCTTCCGATGCCGAAGCCTTCTCTACACGTAAAAAGCGTTGCTGTGTAGGGTTGTTATAATTAAAGCGTTGCGTTGAAGTATTGATTTCAGGCGTCACCTTTACTCCATTAGAGTTCGTGCTGAATTGTATCAACTGTAAAATACCATCTTTGATGGCCTGTGCAAAGGCGCCGTTCTTACCCTTGAGGTATTCATGTACAATCAGCAAGGCCTCGCCAACAGAGGGGTTATACCAGCTGTGCTCGCCGAAACGAGCGTCTAATTTTTCATTATGTCCTTTGAGTGACGGCACATAGGCATAGCAAATTGATGTGGCAGGGAAGTAGTATGTAGCAACGGTTCCGTCTCCGTTCGTTACAGTATTGCCCACGCGATACAGCTTTAAGCTGTTCATCAGATGAGTGTACTCTGTGGCAGCGCTGTTTGTCATGGGTATGGGCATATTAACGCCACTGTCTTGCAGTATGATATTGCGATGCTTGATGGTATACAGTGTGTCCATCTTCCCTACAGGCATTCTTGTTCCTGCCGGCACGTCCAACAGATCGTTAGGCAATTCTTTCAGTCCCATATATCGCATCGCGTCATCTTCTCGCCCTATCTGCCCCGCTCCCGGAATGATGTATACACTGTATTGAGGGTTATCGGTCAGCTGAATATTGTTGAACGGAGCCACACACGAGATACCCGCGCAATCTTTAAACTGCTCTACAGACATCAGCCGTCGGTCTGTCTTGTCTTCGGAGAGGTAATAGCAAATGCCGACAACGGTTAAATCCTTACGTAGCTTGTTAGAGTAGCTTCCATCGCTATACACGTAGTCACCCACTTGCAAACCTCGCTCATAGAAGCCTACGGTCTCGGTAGCATTGAGCACCGTGCCGTCGGAAAGATGTGCCACCACCTTTACCTCGGCTTCTGCCTTGGGTACGTCGCTTTCCCTTCCTACCCTGTGCACTTTGAGCACGCCGGTATCTGCGTCGATGGTCGCGTAAGGGTTCTCCGCTATCGACCATGTCAGCGAGACGATGTTGTTGCCGCGCTCAGGTCGCACCTCGGCATAGAGTTGTACATCCTTGATGGTGGGCACGTAAAGCTCACCCGAGATATACACATTGGTCACGGCATACTTCTCGTAGACAATATGCAGGCGATTGTGAACATCGTCGATGTTGCCCCATGCCTTTATGAAACTGCGCTTAATCTCATAGGTTACACGCACATCGCTGGTAAAGGTGATTTTTCCGGTTATCTGCGCTCCTACACGTGCGAGCTTGGTGATAAAGGCGATGTCGGAAGTAATGAAATCCACATTGTGCAGCGTGACGTTGGAAAGCGGCGCGCCGGCAGCGTAAATCTTTTGTAACAAAGAAAGCCCATCAAGCTTGGGACAATTGCTAAACATAAAGGTATCGATATGTTGCAATCCGCCGAGCTTCAATCCCTCGGGGGCGAGTGCCGTCAGTCCGTTCAGGCGCAAATCCGTGATACTTTCAGGAAGCACCAGCTTTGTTAAAAACGAGTTCTCCGGAAGAATGACACCTTTAATCGGCGTGCCGGTGAAGTCTACCTCTGTAAGTACGCCGCTGCTTAGACTGATGCTGCTGCGCAGGTTGCGCACGTTTCGTACAATGACACGACGCAGCATGCCGCACTTCGACAGGTCGAACGATACGCCTCGCTCCTGTGTGTTGGGCTTTTCTTCCGTGTAGTCCATCACCAATTCTTCGAGCGACTTTAGCAACGTCATGTTTTGGTCAAATTTGAAATCACCAAGTCCCTCCAAGCCGTAATACACCACGTCGCCGTTGGCCTTTGTCGAGTACGTCTTGATATCGGTTATCATGTCGGCATCGTCAATATCGAACGTGGCATCCTGGGGGTTGGTAAAGCCAAACGGCAGCAAGC